ACCTCTCCTGTTGCTCCAACAGTTAATGTAGGGGCTGCAAATTGCCTTTGATCAGTTGCACCAAAATATATATCAGCATTTAAACTAGAAGTTGCTCCCATATTGTTAGCAGAGTCATAAGTAAATCCAGCACTTGGTTTTAATTTTAAGTGAGCTTCGTCACTAGCACATCCTTGACCTGTTCCTGGACCACAATTTATATTTGCTTCTTTACTCATGGTAAATTTAAATCCACCATCTTCTTTTCTGTACTTTAAAGATCTGTAACCACCTTTTTTGTATGGGTTAGGCTGGTCATATCTATCAGATACTATTTTAGTTCTTTCTTTAAATTTTTTAAACTCTCTATCTTTATATTCTTTAGGTAATTCATCAAAACTATAACTTGTATCACCTACTTTAAATGTTTTTTTATGATGTATACCCCAATAATTAAATACTTCTTCTTGTGTAGGAGCGTTACTTCTATTATTACTTACTAAAGTATTAAAATCATCAGAAGAGTCACCATACATTTGATCTGCTAGAAATAATGCTTTTTGTGTATTTGGTTCTAGTGTAGAAAAATCTGAAGATGTTTGTGTATATAAATTTTTAATATCATAAAAATCTGTATGACTATTTAAGTCGTCCTCTTCAAAATCAATTCCAAACTTGTCTTTAGATAGTTTTGCAAATCTGTTTACAGCTGTATTTGCACTTCTATCTTCTCCTACCTCGTATTGAAAAAGACCTCTTCCGGGACCATCATAAAATCCATCTGCCTTATTACCAGAAATTTGTTTTTGGTCAGGCATATTGTCAGACTCATGTTCACTTATATACCCCATAACTCTATTTGCATAATCTAAATTCCTATCTGTAGACTCCAAATAACTATTAACTGATTCATATGGATCTTGTTTGCCTTGGTTCATAGCTTTACGAACATTTTCCATATCCTTATCTAATTGAGTTGTTGCAGGTTTTATACCATAACCAACACGTCTCATTATTAAGTTTTCTTTATTTTCTTTTACACCTCCGTCTTGGTATTGACCAGGCATTATTATGTTTCTTTCTGTAGATGTTGGTTCTTGTTCTTTTGTATCAATAGATCCTAATGATACAGACTGTAAAGGGGCGTTGCCTTGTTGTTTTTGTTTGGCCTGCATCTGACGTTGACGCTGAACCATAGCTTGTTCTATTAATTCATATATAGGACCTTGATATTTCTTTTCAATAGCCGCTTTGATAATGTCCATCTGTTCTTGAGAACTCAGCATTAGCTATCTTTAGATTTAGATTTGTTTATATCTGCTCTATTTTTTTCTCTAGCTATTTTTTCTTTAGATCTTTGCTCTTCTCTTTTAAGATTTGCATTATCTCTATTAGTTTGCACCTTTCCTTCAGAATCTCTCGCCTTAATATCAACTTCTCTTTCTTTTATATCTAACTCTCTCATACCTTTTGCTAAATTTAATCTAGCATTAGTATCATTATCTCTAGCATGTATCATAGCAACTTTAATCTGAGTTTCTCTATCTTTTTCTTTATTCATATTAACATCCTCAGCCTCTTTAGCTTGTTGTTCAAGCTGTGCTTGTTGCATTTGCTGTTGAGCTTCTTGTTGTTGTTGAGCTAGTTTTGCTTGTGCTTGTTCTGCTAGTTTAATCTTATGTTTTATTTGTGTAAAGCTAGATGAATCAAACATTTCTGTAATTGTAGATGCAGGAACACCGTTTTGAACCATGGATTGTGATAAAGCTTTGACTGCTTCTAGTTTATCTTGTTCTTTACCAGAATCAGAAACAAATATACCATAGTTAGACTCCATATGATTCAAACTATTTAAATCTAAAAAGTCTGTAGTACCATCAGGCATCATGTACATAGTTTTCTTTCCTCCTAACCAAGCCTCTTTAGAGTAATCAATCAAACTTTGTAAATCTCTTTGTTCCATTCTATTAAATTTACGGAACAAGTCTTCTGTAATATGTGATGATTGTACAATAGCTTGTTGTGAGGTTGCTTTACCTTCATAACTACCTACTTGACCTTGTCTTTGTCTATTTACTCCAGATAGTTTTTCCCATTCTTGCATTATAGACTCTAACAAAGCAATATATTGTTCTATTGTTTTTATAGACATATCCATAACAGATTGATGTTGTGGATTTAGCTGTATTCCTTCTTTATTATAGTCTACCCAAGCAATACCTGTACCTTCTACATAGTACATAAATTTATCCATGTCCCATTTCTTAGGTATCATGTTTATATCAAACTGTGCAATAATATCTTTACTTCTAGCTATTGCAAGTTCTAATCTATACTTGTATATATTGTAATTTAACTGGTAAGGTATACCTAATTTTACTAAAGATATATTTGAAGTGTTAATATTAGAGTATCTAATACCATTAATAGGAAGTTTACAAACAGAATTGTTATCTATATCATTTCTTTGGTTTATAACTGGGTGT